CTTTTTTGTAGTTTAGAAAGGAAGCTACCTCAGGGTCTAAATCATCTTTCTCCTGACGTGTAGCCATTAACTCATCAAATGAGGTAATCTCTCTATCGTACCTTTTTCCTAAATATGAAAGAACGTCTTCATCTTTTAGTTCGTATGGTGTTGGCTCGTTATTAATAATCGGTTCAATTGCAGGTGGTACCTGTTGGCTTCCACTATCATCAAGAGCTCC